GTGTAATAGATGCACTTGCACCTGCTACAATACCACCTAGACAATATACACTAGCATTAGCGACTATTTGTCCATTACCACTTACTACATATCCGCCTAAACAAGATACAGTTGCATTTCCTGTAATGCTTGCAGCGTTTGTTCTAATCACTACATAATTGAGTTCTACTGAACCGTTAGCAGTAATAGATGCTGAGCCACTAATTGCAAACGAACCTAGTGCAGTTACAGTAGCGTTACCTGTAATTGAACCTACAGCATTTCTTATGCGTAAGTAAACAGCACTTACATTAGCAGTTCCGTTTATAGAACCAGTATTTAATCGTATTCTTGTTGCATCACTTGTAACTGTTGCGTCTGCTGTAATAGCAGCACTAAATGGTTTTATCGCATTAGCGTTAGCAGTAACAATTGCGTTTGCATCTACTTGAGCAGAGGCTAATACTATGCCTCCTATCTTGCCTAACGTGCTAAACGAGGTTTCAGCAAATGCACTTATACCAAACATTATTCACCCCAGTTTTGTGCGTTTAATACCTCTATAAGAGCTTCTACTGTAGTTGATGCTTGTATATCAGTTTCTAATCTATTTGACTCTGTGATGATTTGTGTGCGTTTTAGAGCTACTTCTGAAGGTATTTCTATACTTCTTTCAGCTTTACGAATAACATACCAATCTGTAGCGTTAAGTAGTTTACCTGCTGTATCTTTAACTTGTGCAATAAAGTTAGACTTTAAGCCTTTAGTAACCACTTGTTCTGTAGTGTCAACCATAGACTCTGTAGCTTTGTCATAGACTTGTTTATAGAGTGGTGTTCCATCTTCTTTAACTTCAAGTCTATCTTCAAGAGCTTTAGGGTTATTAATATCACCGTTCCAGTAGAATCTATCATCTGCACGAATAGGGTCTGCTACCCATGTAATGCCAATAGCTGCTTTTTGTTCTTCTGTAGAAACATTAAGCCATTGTGGTGGGTATTGTGTGCCATTAGCATCATAGAAGGATGTGCCTTCTGGAAGTCTGTTACCGTTTAATAAAAACATTTGTTAGTCCTTTGTTAAATATTTAATTGCACTTTTAAGCACAGATACATCATCTTTTAGTAACCCTATAGAACGATTACATTTATCACATAATAATCCTCTTACTTTACCTGTCTTATGACAATGGTCAATAGCAAGCCTAGTTTTCCTATTGTTAGGAGGAGGAGAACTGCATATTGCACATACCCCATTTTGTTCTTCTAACATTCTTTCATAGTCTTTAAAGTCTAAACCATAAGCTCTTTTCATGTGAAGCTCAAGGTCATATTCTTTTGTTTGACTTCTGCCATGTTTATAATTAGGTGATAATTCACCTTTAGGATATTGTTGGCATCCACATGACTTTGCCCTACCTGAAGTCATTAAACTATAACCAATTACTTTTTCAGTTCCACACTCACATTTAGTTAAATACTTAAAACTACTATTACCAGTTCTTTCATCTAACATCTTTAGCAATGTTAGTTTATTTATTTTTCTGCCTGACTGGTCTGTATGAAATCTTCCTCTAGGCATAACTTATCGGGCAAGAGAATTTTTCAGCGGATTCTCTGCAAATGCCATTACTATATATGTTCCACCTGAAGCATTATAAGAAATATTTGAGTCTCTACATTTAAAACCATTAGATAATAAATCTACATAATTAGGAATTCCTGTATCTTCCGCATCTGAAAGGTTTGCAAATAGTCTTTTATTTGTAATATTGTAGGTATCTCTACTAGTATCAACTATAATCCAGTTTTGAGTTGTATCTGTTCGTTTAATCATCAACCATTTAGGTCTAAAGCCTGTAAAAATAAACGGACCATCCGCACTACCATTACCTGTGTAAGAACCAAACTTACTAAACCCTGCTATTTCTGCCCAGCAATAGGCTACATAAGGTGAAGTGGAATTATTTACATTAGCATTTGACCCAAGACTAAATACAGTTGATGTTGGCTCTGTGTTATTCCATAAAACTGAACTTGTTTCTTTTGCATTTGTTAAATTTAAATAGTTATATGAAGTTGCAGTCATAGTTTTTTGGTAAACCATCCAATTTAAAGCTCCAGCTCCACTACGACCTTTTACAATAATCCAACTAGGTGCAACACCTAAACCATGTCCTACTGTTGCATTACTTCCTGTTCCTGTATAAGTCACCACACTAAACCCAGCAGTTGCATTTACAGATACAGTACTCGTGATAGTGCCACTCGTGTTAGATACTGGAGAGCCATTAGCATCCCAACACCATGCTACATAAGTAGCTGCATTAGTATTTGTATCACCACCAGAACCTGTAGTAAAACCACCGCTTACAAAACCATTTAAGTTTGTAGCACCTGAAAAAGTTGAACTTTCTTCAGCGTTAGTAGCATTTGAATATAATCTCTTATGGTCACCACTAACAATTCTATTAACATCATATAAATTATGAAAATTTGTTGATGACCTACTTTTAATCCATACAAAGTCTGGTGTAAAATTAACAGCGTTAGTATCAGAACGAGTAACACTTGTTGAACCATTACCTGTATATGTTAATACTCCAAAGCCACTATTGCCAGCCTTGATAGTGCTATCAGGTAGGTTAAATGTGTTTAGTCTTACAAAGCCTGTAGGAGGTGTGTATACAAATGGACGTTGTCCAAAGTTTACATTAAATGTATCGTTTATATTTCCAGTAAAAAAATTCGGCAACATATCGCCAGCAGATAAGCCAGTTCCAGTAGCAAGCAATGTATTATTTTTATAAAATGAAACAGTATTTGCATCTCTATCTACAGCAATAGCAAGCACATCATTTGTAGTAGCTGTTGCATAAGTTCCTAACAATGAATTATTTATATAAATTTGTCCTGAATTTGGATTGTAGTAACTTAAAGTTGAACCATAATTAATTGCAATAGATAATCCATTTGAAGTTGGAGCTGAATTTAATGTCATTTCCCAATAGAATTTTCCACTAGGAATTTGCATTGTAGCTTTTGCATTTCTATTTGCACTTGATGGATTTGTTACAGTCAAATTACCATTTGATATTGTTGGATTTGGAAAAATAGACGTATCCAATGGGTTAAGCACAGCATAATTAGCCACAGTCGCACTTGTATTAGTAGGACTGTCTATCATAGCATCATAGGTTGTGCCTGATGTTACAGATATGTTATTAGTAGTCCAGTAGTTAGCATTACCGCTAAAGTCTTTACCTAGACCTGCATTAGAACCTGATGTAGTAGCTATGTCAGAGAATTTAAGGTAGAAGCCATTAGTGCCATAAGTTCCTGTGTAGGCTTTAGGTTTCCATGAACCTGTAGTTGTATCTGTTTCACCAAATGATGATGGTGTTAGGGCTTGTCCGTCAATTAAATTTACTTCTGCTAAATATCCATCAAAAGCAAGACTAGGGTATCCACTTGCAGCATACATACCTAACAATGTAGGTATTGTGCTGTTTAAATAACAATTAAAGTTTTGAGATGGATATGTTGCAGTTCCAAAAGCAGTTACTTGTGTTCCATTTACATAAATTTTAATTCTATTTGCAGCAGTTGCTTGTGTTGTATCTGCAACTACAACAATATGATACCAAGCTGAAGGGTCACGAAATACTTGAGTAGTTATAATATTAAGATTTGTGGTTGGTGCGCTGTAAGCAAAAATTTCAAGAGTATCTGAAGAAGTAAAATCTATTTCAAAAACACTAACATTAGTGCCTAATACAGCACTTGTGCATAAAATAGCTTGATTAGCACCAAGTTTTCCTCTTTTTACCCATGCACTTAAAGTAAATGTTGTTCCACTTCCAGCAACGCTTGGGGTTCTATTTAAAAAAGCATTAGCACTACTTCTAAAGCGAAGTGAGTTATTTATGTCATAGCCACCACTAGAGATGGCATTACTATTGTTTAAAATAGCCATTAAGCCATTGCTCCACCAGTAGTTACATATACATTAGTGCCATTAGAAAAATATGATAGTAAGTATGTGCCTGCTGCTGATACTGTTGTTAAGAATGATGTGTTTACTTTAGTAGTTGCTGCTGCTGTAACTGCATGACCACCAGTATTAATTAACAGAACATAGCCTGACTGACCTGCTGTGATATTAGTAAAGGTAAGTGCAAATGTTCCTGAAGGTGTGCATGAGAAGTTATTAGTTACGTTCATGTCAAATGAACCATCATTATCTGTAGTGACTGTGCCACGTTGTGATGCTGTGAATGTAGCTGCTGTGCCTGGTGCTGCGTAATCTGTACCAGCAGAAGCCGCAGTAATTCCAGTAGAGCCATCACCTTTTTGAAGTGCTGTACTAGAAGTTAAGCCAATAATAGTATCGCCTGACTGTAATTCTTGTATTGTTGTGCCATTAAGCACTAATCCATAACGAGTTGCCATAATTTTCCTTAACTTACTGTAACATTAATTGTTGAGCCACTTCTATTTAATACAGGTAAAAATCCATTAGCTAGAGCAACGTCAGCAGTAGTTGTATCTCTTTTAGTTACTACCATTTTAGTAGGTAAATTACCTAAATAGATTGCTTTTTCAGCAGGGTAAGTAACGAATACATCTTTAGAGCCTGCACTAAAATTAACTGCACTTCCACCATTGCTAGACTCTAATATAGTATCACGAGATAAAGTAGTGCCTGATAGTGTGTATGTTCCTACACCTACTTCCCACTCATTTGTATTGGCTAACTGTATCGTATAGAACGTAGTATTAGCATCACCAATAACAGAGAATGATTGAAAGCCTGTAGCAGCACCACCTAATGTAATTGTGCCTGTGCCTGTGGTCGTAGTGGTTTCTCTTACCCTATCTTTAACGACTAGAGCCATGATTTATCCTTACGCTAATGTAACTGAAAGGTTACCTGTTGAAATCTTAAAGATATCGCCAGTATCAATTGCTTTCGCTGTATCCAAAGCTGTATGGTATAAAAGATGGTCTGAACCACCAGATGTTGCTGAATCATTAATACCAATCCAACCTACTGTTCCCCATGAAGCTGTTGCTGTTGGGAATGTAACGTCAGCATTGTTTAGTGATGCACCATCTGAAGGTGCGCCAAATGTAACTGATGTTCTAGCATAAGAACCACCAGATACTTCTGTACCACTACCTGCGTCTGTAGGGTTTGAAGTCCATAGTGATACATAGACTGTTGCTGGTGATGTATATGTTGTGTTGCGTAGAGTTGCATTTATTAGTGCGTTCTCTAAAAAGTTGCTCATTTCTGCCATGATTTTTCCTTTATCTTGGTGTTACGCTTAATGTTGTGTATGGATATGTTGCACCTAAATCACTCTTCTTAATATTCGCAATTGCTCTATCGTATAAAGCAGACCATGTAGCAATTCTTTGGTCGTTCATAAGATATGGTTCTGCCTCTGCTAGAGTTGCGTAAAGTAGAGCATCTGGATAGTATGCTAAGAACAAATTACTAGCTGTTGTGCTAGAGATAAATGTAGGTTGAGCATAATATAAAATTTGAACTGTGTAGCTTGTATCAGGACCTGGTGCAAACTTAAATTCTGTACCTAACATTGTAAAATAGTGAGGTCTGCCTGATAATGTTGTTTGACCATCTCTAAAGAATAAGTCAGGTGACTGAAACTCTAGTAACACAGGTGGGTTACCTAACATGTGTATTTCTCTGACTTCTAAAAAGTCTGTAGGAAAGCCTACTGTGCTATCTGTAGTGTCAGCAGTAGCGACTTTTAACATTCTTTCTGTTCTTAAATCACGAGTCATTCTAAATTGTGCCATCTGAATGAAGTCAGGTATCTGTGATGTTAAGTCTGTTCGTGCTAAGTAGTTTTCTACCGTAGTTACAAACGAGGTATAGTTAGTAAACGCCATCTAATTGTCCTTTTAGTCTATCCCAGCACTTGTCCATCTCATCTTTATGCCATTCACTTGCAGCTAATGAGCTTAACCATGCTGTTCTGTCAAAATATGTTAAGTTTTCTATGTCTTTAAT